AAAGACCATCGAGATCGAGATGGCGACGAGGAACGTCCTCGACTACAATGCCACAGTCCTTTCCTGTATGTCGGGAGGCCGCGGCCTGCAGCTGACAGCCCAGAGGGCGGAGCTGAAATCCGAGCAGTCCGAGATCTTTACACAGTATAAAGAGGACGAGCACATCAGAATCTCTTTTGTGGTGGAAAAGAGATCGGAGAACCGTCTCGTCCACGTCTACGTCAACGGGATTGCTTCGGGCGTCATCCAGTATCCGACGGACGACGACTTTTCACAGCAGGAGCCTGTAGGAATCTCCATCGGCTCAAACAGCTGCACCATCGACATTTACCGTATAAGAGTCTACGACAACGACCTGACGCGCTACCAGGTCCTCGACAACTGGATCGCGGACACGCAGGACGGCGCTCTCATGCTGGAACGCTACACCCGCAACAAGGTCTTCGACGAATATGGCAACGTCGTCATTTCCAAGCTCCCCGTGGATCTGCCCTACATGGTCATCGAGTGCGACGAGCTTCCGCAGTACAAGGGAGACAAGAAAACCGTATCCGGATATTACACAGACCTGGCCTTCCCGGCAAAATCCTTTACCTTTACCGCATGCCAGGCAAACGTGCAGGGAACATCTTCCGCACCTTACCCCAGGAAAAACTATGACCTGCAGTTTAAAGGCGGCTTCGAAATGCACGGATCCGACCATGCGGACAAATATGCCCTGGGTGACAAGATCATCCCCTTCAATCGTTTCGTTCTCAAGGCTGACGTGGCTTCGTCCGAATCGGCAAACAACACGGGCCTCACAATGCTCTACAACGAGGCGTGCCCCTACAAGGTGCCGGAGATGCTGGGAGACGACCGCGTAAGATGGGGAATTTACGGGTTCCCGATCGTACTTTTCTGGCACGACACCGTATCAGACACGGTGAAATTTTACGGGAAATACAATTTCAACCTTCCGAAGCGTTTCCCTGCAGGGATGGGCTACGTCGCACCGTAAGGACAGGCTGATAACGGCGCGAGGGTGGGACTCCACACTTGCGCCGGCGCAAGTGCAGAAAGGAAAAAAATGCCTTACTACGATGAATCATGGGAATTTCAGAACAACACCTCCGACAGAATGCTCTATAAATCCAATGATTTCGAGAGCACATACACGGATCCGGAGACACAGGAGACCTTTCCCGCATGGAAAAACGATTTCGAGGCGAGGTTCCCGGAAGACACCTATGAGGACATCACCCAGCTGAAAACATTTGTCACCTGGGTGATGTCAACGGACACAACGGCGGCGACGGGCGACACGCTCGACGCGCCGGTGACTTACGCGGGAGTGGAATACACGCAGGACACTGCCGCCTACAGGCTGGCCAAATTCAAGGCTGAATTTGCTGACTATGCGGAGACGGACTCCTTCGTTTTTTACTACATTTTCACAGGACTCTTCCTCATGGTCGACTCCCGCGCGAAGAACTTTTTCCTCGGCTTCCACGGCGGCGAGTGCAGCGTAGAAGGGATGCGGAGAAAAGCGGTCGCAGAGCCCTACGACATGGATACTGCGCTCGGAACGAACAACGAGGGTTCCCTCGTCTTCCCGTACTGGCTGGAGGACACCGACCATCTTGAAGGCGGAGCAGATGTTTTCAACGGCCAGCAGAGTGTGCTCTGGAACAACCTGCGCGAGACCCACCGCGCGGAGATCACCGGCATGTACAAAACCCTCCGCTCAACAGGGGCAATCTCCTACAGCCTCATTGAAGGGATGTACGAGAGACATCAGTCGAAGTGGCCGGAGGCAATCGTAAACGAAGACTCGAGATTTAAGTATATTTTGCCGCTGACAGACCCGGATCCCGGCAAGGAGCCTACAGGAGCCTACCTGCCCATGGAGCAGGGCCTCAAGACAGAACAGCGGAAGTGGTGGCTCTATAACCGTATCCGCTACGAGGACTCGAAATACAACGCGGGAGACGCACTCCTCGAAGTGATCCAGCTCAGGGGATACGCAAAGGCAGATATAACCGTAACACCTTACGCGGCTATTTACCCGACCGTGAAATACGGCTCCTACCTGGTACAGACCCGCGGATCCGCAGGAGTGCCAGCGACACTGACATGCCCACTCGACAATGTCAACGACACAGAGATCTACATCTACTCCGCTTCTCAGATCGCTTCCGCCGGAGATCTCTCCGGTCTGAAAGTCGGCTTCGCTGATTTCTCCATGGCGACGCACCTCCAGGAGATCAAAGTCGGCGATGCGGGAGCAAATTATACCAACGCCAACCTCAACACCCTGACAGTCGGAAGCAACAAGCTTCTCCGCAAGATCGATGCGAGGAACTGCACGGCCCTGGGAACAGGAAACCAGAAATCCGTTGACCTGTCCGGCTGTGAGATCATCGAGGAGGCATATTTTGATGGAACTGCCATCCAGGGCGTCCAGCTCCCGAACGGCGGCGTCCTCAAAAAACTCCACCTGCCGGCAACAGTCACAAACCTCACGATCAGAAACCAGAAACTGATCACAGAATTTGTCTGCGCAGGCTACAGCAACATCACGACGCTGAGGCTGGAAAACAACTCGGCAGCGGTCGACGATCTCGCTATCCTGCGGGCCATCCCTGCCAACACACGTGTCCGCCTTGTCGGCTTTTACTGGGAGGCACAGGACGCGACAGAGATCGAGGACATCCTCGACACCCTCGACACTATGCGCGGCCTCGACGAAAGCGGAAACAACATGGACACTGCGCAGTGCGTCGGCGAGATCCACACGGAAAGCCTGACAGGCGCAGAAGTGGCGGACTTCAACGCCCGCTACCCTTACATCACCATCTCCGCCGACATGACCACCTCCTTCCGCCGCTATCACGACGAGGACGGCACGCTCCTCAAGACGGTGGAATGTCACGACGGAGTGCCGCAGTCCGGACCTCCCACAGGCATGTCAAAAGCCAACAGCGCAGACGGCCACTACTCCTACACCTTCGCGGGCTGGTCAAAGACACAGGGAAGCGCGACGCCGGACGATGACGCCCTCGACAATGTCATCGCAGACCGCGATCTCTACGCGGTCTACACAGCAACTGTCCGCACCTACACAGCTACCTGGAAAAACTCCAACGGCGTCGTCCTCGAAACTGACACAAACGTCCCGTGGGGCACAACGCCGACCTATAACGGAGCGACACCCCAGAACCCGACATCCGGCGGCGGATCCTTCACGGCGTGGACGCCGGCACCGGGACCCATCACCGGCGACACAAACTATATCGCGGCATACACACCGGTATACAACGTCTATTTCTACAACGGATCGACACTGCTCGACACCGTGCAGGTCCTCCAGGGAGGGACTGCAGTATACACCGGAGCTACACCGACCGACGGAGACAAGATCTTCACCGGCTGGAGCCCGCAGCCGACAAACGTACAGGGGAATCTCTCCGTATACGCACAGTTCAGGGCAAACGTCGAGGCGCCGACCGCGACAACGGCCGACGGAGCCTATGGCGTGGAATGGAGTTATGGAAACAGCTCGCCGGCGCTCACAAGAAAAGGCCTCGCAGCATCCTTTGCGGACCCTTTGCCGGCAGAGGGGGTTTCTGGGAACGGGTCCTCACCATTCGACAATATCCTTCCGTGGAGCGGAATGAAACGATACAACGTCGTAAATGGGCAGATCATTCCAGACACAGACCCGTCCTTCGACGAATCCACTCACGACACCGTTGTTTACATCCCAGAGTTTTATTACACGGCCTACAAAGACACGACAAACAGTAAATGGCTGTGGGCGGTCTCGCCGACAGCAAAAGAAGGGTACTGCAAACATCCGGGGTCCGGGCGCTACATCGGACGTTTCCATACCGGAGGAACATCCTCGGGCGCCTATTCAAAATCCGGAGTCGCGCCGCTCACCAACACATCACAGACGGATTTCAGGACATACAGCGCGGCGAAAGGAGCCGGCTGGAGAATGATGGATCTTGCCGCATGGTCTGCGATCCAGCTCCTATATCTCGTAGAATTTGCTCACTTTGATTCGCAGACCAAACTCGGGGGAGGCTGGAACACAGGATCGGTCGGCTCAATGGGCGGCACGGGATCCGCGCTTTACCACACTGTAAAAGCGACGGGCGCGCACAACCAGTACAGATGGATCGAAGATCCATTCTCAAACGTCCGCGACTGGATCGACGGATTCATTGGCTCGAAAAGCAGCAACTGCTTTGCGGCTGCAAACAGCTCTTACACAGGGACAAAAACCGACCTCAACGACCTGGGATTCAGACTGCCGGCAGCAAACGACATTTCGGGGTTCGGCTACAGCGAATATGCGCCGTGGGCCTTCATTCCGAATGCGAGCACAAGCGATTCGAGTTATGCGACTTACGTCTGCGGCCAGGTCAGCTCGAACTCTTCGGCCTACCCAGCGAGCGTCGGTGGCCGCTACAACGCGTACGCGGGCTATGGCCTGTTCTACTTCTACGCGGACAGCGCTGCGTCGTACACCTACGCCGGCCTCGGCTCCCGCCTCCTTTACAAACCTTAACAGGGGGACCGGGGGAGCATTCCCCCGGACGTGAAAGAAAGCACGAAGCCGGGAGGAAAGGCAGGAAACAAATGCAACTGTAAATCCGGGACTATCCGCGCCCTGTAGCTGAGGCTCTGCGACCAGGTCAACTCGAACACTTCGGCCTACCCAGCGAGCGTCGGTGGCAACTACAACGCGAACGCGAACTATGGCCTGTTCTACTTCAACGCGAACAACGCTGCGTCGAACACCAACGCCAACCTCGGCTCCCGCAACCTTTTCGAATTATGGAAAATAACCAATTGCGCGGATAGTTCCATGGCACTTGCCAAAAATATCGCCGTCAAGGCAGAGCTTAGTAGGGGCCTCGAAAAGTTCTGAGGCGAAAAGGAGGTTCAATGCCGAAAAGAGTCGGCTGCCTCTACGAGCGGATGCTCGACCTGGAACTGATCAGAACGATCATCGTAACCGGAAGCAAAGGAAAACGGCACCGCCGGGACGTAAAGGAAGTACTTTCGGACGTGGATGGATATGCAGAAAAGGTCCTGTTCCTCCTGAAAAATGACCTCTATGTCCCGACGGTTCCGCGGAAGATCCGCATCTTCGACAAATCCTGCCAGAAAGAACGTGACATAAAAGTTGTCCCATATTATCCGGACGGCATCATTCAGCAGCTTGTGGTCCACGCAATGAAGCCTGTACTTATGCGCGGCATGTACCACTGGTCGTGCGCCAGCATCCCGGGAAGGGGAAACAAACGGGCGGCGGACTACGTAAAGAGGGCACTCAAGAGCGACC